AGACGGACGGATCGGGTACTGTTTCATTTGGTGCAAACCTTCAGGACTTGGACAACGTGTCCACGTTGACGCCATCGGGCAGTCAGGTACTGACGTGGTCGAGCGTGTCGGGCGAATGGCAACCAGCCGCGCTGCCTTCACCGCCGCCTACGGTCGACGAGCTGAACGACTTGAGTGATGTAACCATTGCTACGCCTGCGACGAATCAAATCCTGCGCTTTACGGGCAGCGTATTCAGCAACCAAGACCTGACGCAATACTACAACCGCTACGCAACCGAGGCGGCTGCACTACGATCGGGCGCAACGGCTACGGTTGAGCTGTACTATACGGCACAGGCCGACGGCGACGGCTATGCGGAAAGCGCGGAGAGCGACACGGCGACCACGGGCTACGACATCCGCCGCAAGCTGTACTATGCAGAATCTGCACAATCCGATCCCGATACCGGCACGTGGGTACAATTCGCAGACATTGCGGATGACACTACTTTCGCAAGCGCGAAGGTTACTCTATTAGAGTACCTGAAGGAACGCACGGGCGGCACAGTACCGATTAGCCTCAAAATGACTTGGGAGGAGGTAGCGGAAGCGACGTTGCTGCTTGACACTTACACGGGCGCAGCGGCGGCTTATTCGCTGCGGCAATTGCGAACAGGCGAAACCGAGGCGGTACGGGTGCGACGGTCGAGCGACAACACCGAGCAAACGATTGGGTTCAGCGGTGGTGAGTTAGACACTACTGCACTGGCTACCTTCTGCGGAAGTTCCGATGGATTTGTACGTACCTTTTTTGACCAGTCAGGCAACGGTAATGATGCCACGCAAACGGCGACGGGTTCACAGCCAAAGATTTACGACGGGACGACGGGCGTGGTGACGGAGAACGGGAAGCCTGCGTTAAGTTTTGCAGGTTCGGAAGGCTTGAGATACACAGGGAATGTGGGCATTACAGGCACGTCAAACCGTACTTTTTTCAGCGTTCAGCAAGTCACCGCAAACGATAGTAGAATTTTTGATTTAAGTGATGGAAGCAATGCTTCAAATATCCAGCACTACGCGGTAAACTCTGATTCTTCAAGCGCGGTGTCTTATCGTTTTAATGGTGGTTTTCAAGTTTTTTCATCAACCAATGCCGCGCAGCAATACTTGTTCAGTGGCTATCACAATGGCCCAAACACTGATGATGGTTTTTTCTTTCAGAATGGGTCGGCCTTGACGCAGTCTAGCGCAAGCACAACAACTATGGCCACAAGTGACACTCAGTTGGATATTGGCGGTCTGAACCCAAACAACAAAAATGTCACAGGCACAATTCAAGAGCTTTTGTTGTACGCCTCTGACCAATCCAGCAACCGCACGAACATCGAGGACAACATAAACACCTTTTACAGCATCTACTAATGGCGCAGCAGTACATCATAGTCCTACCCGAAGGAACGCTAACAAGCGAGAAACGCGCCAAATCAATTACGCGCGAACTCTACAACATCACTACGCCGCTCGCTATCCAACAGCCGTACCAAAAGGACGGGACGGTCTTTGGTGTGATTTCCCATCCTGACGGCGTGCAATTCGCTTTAATGGTGGATACTTCCTACATCATTCCCGTCCACGAACAGGCGACGCTGGAGAAACTCGTATCCTTGTTTCCTGAACTGAGCGACGCGGAACGATTCAACCTGCAGTCCTACGTACTCAACACCGAGGCGTTCCCGTTCGCAGCCATCATTCCAAGCACGACGACCGTGCGCGACCATGAATACATGGTAACCAACGGCTGGTTCACTGACGACGAGATATGAGCTTCATCCTTGAAATGCTGGCGTACTTCACCGCCACGCCGCCGCCTTACAACGTCAAGTACGATTTAAACGCTGACGGCTACATCACAATTGCCGACCTGCTGCAATACATATCGACGCTGTGATTACCAAAGCAGTTAAGACCGTAACCTTGTTTGCGCTCGCCTGCGTAGCCATGCCCGTGGGTTTGCTGTACGGCACGCTGCTCGCCATAGCGTACACAGCGCAAAGGCCGAGGATGTGGAAGCGCGAGATATATGAAGCTGCACGAAGCATGAGCAAGGTGTTGAGCATCTTGGCGGCGGAACTGCTCAACCGCGCCTGCATCCAGAAGCAAGGCCGCAAGTTCGGCACGCATTCCGTCAGTGCGGTGTTGGGAGCAAACGACAAGGAAGGCACGCTGCGGCCAATCGGTCAGCTGCTGGTAACGACGCTCGACAGCATAGAGCCACGGCACTGCGAACTCGCTGCCATGCGTGCAGGATTGTGATGAATAAGAAATTGCCTAAATTGCACCCATGAAGGTTACAATCATGAAGGCGTGCAAGCTGCGCGGCAACAACTGGAAGAAGGGCGATACGCCCAACGTGGACAATGAGTTTGCTGCGGAGCTGAAGGAGAAAGGATACCTCGACGCGCCCAAGAAGAAGACCGAGAACGAATCTATAGAATCAGAATAAAATGGCCATTTTTAACGGAACCAATTTGGGCGTCTACATCGACGGCACCATCATCGCAGCAGCAACGGACTGCTCACTGTCTCTCAACATGGAGACCATCGACATCACTACGAAGGACTCAGCAGGTTACCGCGAGCTGCTCGCAGGTATGCGCTCAGGTTCCATCAGCGTCTCAGGTTTGATTGACTACCAATCTGCGGACAAGGACACTGTCGACTTGTACACCGCATGGGAAAACCGCACGAGCTTGACCTTGAAGTTCAGCAGCGAAATCTCTTCAGACACCAGCTTCACGGCGAGCGGTTTCTTGACCAGCTTGGAGCAGTCAGGCGGCACAGAAGACACCGCTACTTACAGCGCTACCTTCGAACTTACTGGACAAGTAACTGACGCTACTATCGTATGATAGAAATCAACGGCACTGACTACCCTGTGCGCTACTCTATGAAGGCGCTCAAGAAGTTCGAACGCAAGGCGAAGGTCAACGTGTTCAGCTTGTCCGATCCGTCGAAGCTTTCAGCCGAGGCCTGCGCCTTTCTCTGCTTTGTAGGTGTAGAATGCGGCTGCGACTTCGAAGGCGTGGACTTTAACATGGAGCTGCCTGAGTTCGAGGAGCACATCACGTTGGCTCACGTCACCCAGTGCTTCGAAATCTTGGGCGAATACAACGACCAAAAAAAAGCGTAAGCAAAGACGCCAAGCCTGTCGGGTGGCCTGACGTAATACGAATGGGGATGGGTGTGCTGCACCTGTCCCCTTCTTCGTTCTGGTCCATGACGTTTGGTGAGTTGAGCCTTGCGCTGGAGGCGAACAGGGAGACCGAGGAGATGAAGGAGCGCTTCGAGTGGGAGCGCACGCGATGGCTGGCCACCATCTACATGCAACCGCATCTACGGAAAGGCCGTAAATTGCGACCAAAGGATTTGATGCAATTCCCTTGGGAGCGACCAAAGCAGAACGCAAAGAAACTGACTAAGGAAGAGCTAAGAAAAGTAATTGAAGAGCGCGACAAATGGCAAAGCTGAATGACCTCATAGTTACGATAGGCGCACAGACTAAACAGTTTGACAAGGCGCTTGGTGCGAGCATGTCCAAGATGCGCAACTTTGGACGCAGCACGAAGCGGCTCGGCAAGAACATGACTATGGGCCTGACGGCGCCCATCGCCGCGCTCGGATTCACAGCCGTCAAAGCATTTGACCAGCAGGCCAAGGCCATTGCGCAGGTAGAGGCAGGCCTCAAGTCTACAGGCGGACAGGTAGGCTACACCTCGAAGCAGCTGCAGAAGATGGCCAGCGACCTGCAGAGCAAGACGCTGTTTGGTGACGAGGAGATTTTGAAGGACGCCACGGCGCAGCTACTTACGTTCACGAACATCACGGGCGAGCAGTTTGCACAGAGCCAGCAGGCGGCGCTCGACCTCGCCACGCGATTGGACGGCGACCTTAAAAGCGCGAGCATCATGTTGGGCAAGGCGCTCAACGATCCAGTGGCAAACCTCAGCGCCATGAGCCGCGCAGGTATCCAGTTCAGCGAGGACCAGAAGGAGGTCATCAAGGCGCTTGCTGAAGGTGGCAACATGGCTGAAGCTCAGAGCATCATCTTGGAGGAGCTGAGCAGGCAGTACGGAGGCAGCGCCGAGGCAGCAGCAAAGGCTGGCACGGGTGGCCTCAAGCAGCTGCAAAATGCGTTCGGCGATTTGCAGGAGGAATTCGGCAAGGTCATCATGGACTTTCTGCCGCCAGTGATTGACGGCCTCAAGAACATGCTGGCTGCTTTTCAAAACCTCGGACCCGAGGCCAAGAAGTTCTTGGTGATTGGCGCAGGTATAGCCGCCGCGCTTGGTCCGCTGCTTGTCATCTTGCCTTCTATCATTCAAGGCTTCATGATGCTCATCAGTCCTGTGGGATTAGTAGTGGCTGCCATCGTAGGCCTCGGCATCGCAGTAGTCACCTTTGCCGATGAGGTAGCTGGACCAATCGCAGAGGTGGTCAACTACTTCATAACGCTGTACAACGAAACTGCAGCGGTCCGCGCAATGGTAGGAGCTATAAAAGGTACGGTTCAAACCGTCTTTGATTTCTTTGCCTTTGCCGTCAACAATGTAATCGCAGCCCTCAAAGACTTGGGTGCAATCATATCCGCGATTTTCGAGAGACGCTTTAGTGATATTCCATCCTTGATTGGCCAAGCCTTTTCTGACGCTGCTGATCGCGCTATTGAGTTTGGAAAGAAAGCAGGCGAGAACATTCGCACGGGCATCGAAGAGGAGTTGAAGCGCGAGCCTATTGAGCTGGTAAACAAGGACGCTTTGGCTGAGCAGCTTCGCACGCTAGGCGGATTGACTACCATGTTCTCAGGTATGACTGCAGGCGGTGCGGCTGACGCTGCAGGTGCAGGCGGTCCAGCTGTCGCTGTGCCTGCCACTCTTAACATCGTGGACATCGACATGCCTGAGGACATAGTCGAGGAAGAAGATATTGACGCTGTCATTGCGACTGCAAAGTTGGTGCAGGACCGCGTCGACGCTATGGCGCAAAACATTGCAGGCTTTGTGGATAGCGCCTTCAGGCAGATTGCAGACGGCACGGCTACGTTTGAGCAGGTCATGACCGACATGTTGAAACAGTTGGCCATGCAGCTGGCCTCTCTCATTGCTCAGTTTGTAATACTGTCAGTCCTCATGCCTAGTGCAGGCATAGTAAAAGGCGGCCTTGGCAAATTCATAGGCGGCGGCTTTGGCATTCCAATGATGGCCAACGGCGGCTTGTTCAGCGGCGCTTCGCTTGCGATGGTGGGTGAAGGCTCAGGTACAAGCTCCATCAATCCTGAGGTAGTGGCACCGCTCGACCGCTTACAATCCATGATGGGTGCACAGCAGGTGCAGGTGACAGGCCGCATCTCTGGACGCGACATCTTGCTGACCAGCGAGCGCAACGCAATTGACCGTAACCGTGTAAGAGGATACTGATGGCTGACCCGATACGACTGTTTGCAGAGTTCAAAGACGACGAAGGCACCGACTGGCGCCTGAACATCCATGACGCTGACTACGTTGGCAGCGCGGTCGAGTTCAACCTCGGCGCCGACGGCTTCGTGCTGCGCTACAGCGGCAACAACGAAGACCGCCACCAATCGGTCATTGGCAGCGAGGTGACCTTTACCTTGACGGAAACGGAGACGGCACACGAGACGTTTATGGATTTGCTGGCGACGTCAGCTGAGCAGCGCTTTAGCGTAAGCATACGCAAAGACCCTGACGGCACCGATGACTTCTACTGGGGCGGCGTGTTGTATCCTGAACAAGTAATTCGACCGTATGACGCGCAGCCGATACAGAACACACTCACAGCAGCCGACGACCTAGGCAACCTGCAAAACATACTGTACGACAACGACGGCACAGCGTACACGGGTCAGGCGTCAGTAGTTGAACACGTGTTGAACTGCCTGAACAAGACGCGAGCCACGCACCTCTGGAGCACGGATGACTTCCTGTATTACGTCAACGACTTCAACAGCTCGGATTATGTAGGCAGCAACCAGCTGAACGACACGCGCATCAGTCACTACGGCCTTTACAATCCTGACGACAATAATGAGAATCAATACTTCAGCGCGTTCACGGTGCTGGAAAACTTGGCCAAGGTCTTCAACGCTCGCGTCTTCCAGTCTCAAGGCAAGTGGTGGTTCCTGCCTGTAGGTGCGCAGAAGTACAGCCAGACGCTGACCGTAGAAGGCACGCAGAAGGACGGCACGGCGTTGACGCAGCAGGGCCTTAGCGCAGCCAAGGCGTTCAGCAGCACGTTCCAACGTCTCAAAGGTTATGAGTACACGTATCTGACGCCGCTCAAAAAGGTCAGCAGGACGCGTAGGTATGACGGCAATTGGCCTATCATTTTGGATAGCGTATACACGGAGGCGGAGTTTGGCACTACCAAACCTGATACCGACATTGACTACAACACTGGGACCGTCTTTGCTGTAAGCGGCACGCTCATTTACAGCTACGACGGCGACGGCACCAGCACGGAAAACGACCGCGTTGGACGTGTACGTTTGCAGTTTATGATTAAGGCAGGCACCAAGTACCTGCAGCGCTTGGTGACTTACTCTGGATCGGAGCTTGTCTTCTACGGATTCGGTGACGCTACGGACTGGCCGTACGAATACACAAGCCACGTATATGGCGCCACAGCTTGGCAAAGCTCAGTGGCCAACTACAACATCGTCAGCGACATATTTGACAAAAACGAAGGCGGCACGATTGAACTGCCTTTCTACATCTTGACGCCTGCACTAG